AAGAGGAAGCTGTCTACGGTTCTCAAAACCTGAGACACCGGACTGACGCTTATAGCGACCCGAGTGACTAATCGTCACATAGGTAGCTACTCTGCGAAGGCGACATCCCGAAATGGAGGAACGGAATGTCTGGATCGGCCTCACTTCTTTCGCAAGGAGCGAGGAACTTTTCTCACGCCACTCAACAGCCGCCTCGATAAGGCGTTGCAGAGAGGTGTGATCACCCTGAGAGTCATTACGATGACCGGTATAATTCGGTCGACGAGTGACACCACGGACAGCCAACCAGAAGTAGGGAGCATGACGTTTCTCCTCCTGTAAGTCAGGCACTAGCCTGAGGTACGGGAATCGATACACGCCAGACCCTAAATGCTTCGGTTGAACTGTCACACTACGTTTTAGGAAATCCCAAAACGTAAGGGTAGGACACTTGACACCAGAATCATCGGGATAATCCATAGGAACGACCTTAACGGCCGAAACCAACAAGACTATCTCGTGACAAAGGAATCGAAGTGTTCTTTCGATCTCGTGCTCAGACCAGCGCGCCAACAGTGTGTTGACGTACTTGTAGAGTACGGCCTCGTAGGTATGTTTTCCTACGGTTGCAGAACCATTCCTTGGCTGGAATGGTCGGACGTCCACCCCATGGTAGTAATCACCACCACAGGACTCCCTAAATCGACCATCGTGAAAGGTCTTATCAAGATTGATCACGAAGCCGAGCCTCTCAAAATGCGAAACGACAGCAGTGTGCATACGAGACGAATAAATCAGATCGTCCCCGTACACTGAAATCGTTCGCCTATCTAGACGGTTAAACAAAGTCGCCTCGATAGCTTTGAGTAAGGACAGGAAGACCAACGTTTGCAGAGGAAAGGTATATCCGACGCCCATCGTGCAGAAAGTTTGACTTTCTACACGGCAGCCATTCGGAAGATCAACTAACCCGATACGCGACTGGTGTAATATCTTCAACCAGTCATCGGGAAAAAGTTGATCCACGAGCGCAACCGATATTGAATCGGAAGCACTCGAGAGGTCAGCTGTCACAAGTAATCCGTGACAAGAAGCTTGCCTCGCAAGATACCGGTGTCTCATTTGGAGACTCCGAATATCAAACCCTTTCTTCTTAAGCCTCTTCCGGATCATCTCGCCCAACCCATAGCTCATGTAAGAGCCAATAGTGGTGTTGGGCATGATTGCACGGAAGGACTTAAACGTTTTGGGGACTAGCGTCAGTTTCAGGGAACTCGTCACTTGGTAGGTGGATCGGTTAGGATCACTGCCTTTTTGCACGGCCCAATATTCTTGGACCTGGCAAATCTGACTCATCTCTGAGTCAAACCAAGCGATTTGTTCATGAGAGCCGGACACCGGTAACTCCCATCGCGCAGCTTCACAAGCTGCACGAGCGGGTACGCCGATACTGGCCCCACTCCCAAACCTGCAGAGGTCACGATGTTCTTCATCGCTGTACTTGCCGAGTACTTTGGCAATGTAGACCCGGGCTAGCGACAACACCTTCTTGGTATTTGCATCCAAGTTGGTGAAGTCTAGATCCCGGATCCGACGTTGGGTCTCAAGGAAAGACTGAATCGCCTTTTCGATGAGGTCCTCGTCGCTGTAGATATCTGACTGATATCTATACCTCTTCAGAACCGACGCCATTTGATAAGTGGCTTTATACTCAGCCACTCCCATTTGGTCGGTCGGTGCAGGACAACCCTCCCGTATCCTAGCCACGTTACCTGACAATAGATCGTCAGAGTAACTACTGCAAAAGCTAGGGTCGTTAAGATTGTGTTGGAAGTCCCGAATCAAGCATAACGACACCTTGGTCATTAGCTTGTCGACCGAATAACTTCTGGTCGAAACGTTCTTTGCCATTTCTCTTCTCCTTTTGGTCCGGGATTAGAGAAACCGACTCACGAAAGTGAGCCGGTTGCCCAGAAGTTCACTGTGTCGTCGTCCGTCAGCAGTTGCGCTCCGATCTTATTCAGCTCGGCAACGTCTGCGGCGGCCATCGATGGGTGAACTTCCCTCTCGAGGCGGAGCGTGTTGAAAATCACGCGTCCGTCAGTCAGGACGTGGGGCACGACGTAAGTCATGCTCTTCTTGTCCTTTCCATACGAGCCGGTTCTCGTGTCCAAGGTCGGCGGCCGAAATTTAGCCGTTAACCCCCGACGAGTCTGATAGTCCGCATCTGCGGGAACGATCAGATGAGTACCGTTGGCAATGGTCTGTCCGTCATCGGAAAAGACCTGGGCGGATCCGCCAGAGGCTGCGATAGCAGCACCGGCAAGCAGTGACATGTTTTTCAATGCCATGTGTGACGCTCCTTATGGAGTTGTCTCGTCAGTGTCGCAACCTACCCAAACCAAGTTTCACCTGGTTAACGAGTAAGGCGGCGGCATCGACGGCCTGGTGTCTTGAGAGCGGTAAGCTCTTCAAGACGGGTGTTGTTGGCAGTGGACGGTTAGCGGCTCGGTCAACTTGTACGGTTGTTCTCGTACTCGAGCCCCAGTCGCCTGTCGCGGTGTGTGAACCATTTTGCTGCTTGAGGCCAGTGCTGGAAAGAAGTAACTTTTCCTCTCTGACTACAGTAGTCCAATGGCCGAGGATTTGTACCTCGGGGTTAGGCGTTACAGCCTGGACCCAATCACCCACGTTGACAAACCAATCCATCACAAACGAAAAGGGGATCACTTCCCAGACGGTGGCCGGAAGATCTCGGGTACGAGTACCCAATACCTTGGCCATCGCCGCTGAAGTGCTACCAGTAATTGCAGACTGGTAGAGCACCCCTGCACTTGCACGCACTTGAACAAAGCGTGAGCAAGTGCCCGAAGCTCTCAAACTACTGTTTGGGAGCAGGACGTCAGCGAAACTAACGGTCATTGTTGAACCGTCAGTCTCCTGACTACGGGCTACAAGTCGAGGCGGCCTGTAGTTGAGCTTAATCTGCTCAACATCACTGATGACTTTCATCGCATCAGTGACAAGCGGCCTCCAGCCGTAGCGATACTCAAGCCAGGCATTCGCCGAGGCTTTCGCAGCACTAGCAGCTGTTTTCCCGATGTTACGGTTCCGGTAAGTCAGCATCTTGCCGACCAACTTCACCGCTCCACCGAAAGGTCTACGAAGCATTTGCATAGTCATGCCTATATCAGACATGACTTCCCCCGCCATAATGCCAGATTTGTTGATGTTGGCATACACCTTTGTCAACGCAATCTGACGCATTTTGTCGCCATCATGATTGATGACGGCTGGGTAGGGAGCTGCAGCTTCAACGCTAACCGCAAGATCGCCTGAGTATCCATACCATTCCCCACCCCAAAGATCGGAGTAGGGACCATTGGTTAGGGCCCCAGGACTAAACTCGCGGCTCGTACGGATCAGTACCATGTCATTGATGATTATTGCCCCTTTGCGCATCTGCTTCCGCGCTCCGGGATAACTTGCATCAGACATGGTTGACCTCCTCCCGCTATAACTAGCCGGATAGACGTCAGCATAGGACCTCCACGTTTGGTTAGGACCGGAATGATTCAAACCGGTTACCGTTACCGTCGTGGGAGATTCCTCAACACTGACCCTTGTACGATTAACGTTCATTAGACCTCCTTGTAGTAAGCTAGCATTGTGATGCTAGTCAAACGACTGCCCTCAGCTCCTCATCCCGCTAACACATTGCTAGCGGAGGACTGAGG